GTGACATATCGTGTCAGACACAGGGTTGACAGATGAAGCGTGTGTATGCTATAGGATACCTCTGGGGCCTACCTGCTACATCTATGCGAGAACACAAGTAAAATTAATTTGAAAATAATTAAAATAATTGTTGACATCAGAAAACTAGGCCCTATACTGGGCACCAACGAAACGGGGGAACGGCTCCCCAGATTGATACCTAGTGCTGGCAGCGTCCTAGGGCGCTTATAGGCCAGCAACGAAGGAGACAGTCCTCGTTTCGCTCTCGCAATAGCGGGCAGGCACTCTGGCTAACTAGCCTAGGCAATAGCAGAGAAGACGCCCATACTAAGCGGGAACGAGTAACCAAGATTGTTCAGGTTATACGGGGCCAGAAGGCGGGCAGCAATGTCGCAGTGTGGTTAAAACAGCCCCAAAGAACAATCAGCGGTTATTCACCGGAACCACTAGGAAGCTGGAGGTTGTGGTGAATAACTGGAGGTAATCGAGATGGCTAAGAAAAAAAGAAGTTATGCCGAGTTGAATCATATCCTGGACAGACACTACCGAGACAATAACTATTGCGGGTTGATCGCTGTCTGTCTGGCTACAAACGCCAGTCCGGGCAAGGTCAAGCGGTACGTTGAAAAATTTGCTACACACTGGCGGCTGAGACCTCACGGTCGCGGCACACCGTATGAGGTAATCGAGCTGGCTCTGAAGCGGTTCGGCAAGGAGTATGATTTTAACTGGGATTTGTTCGGCTACACCGGGCGCACATTGAACAGTGTTCACAAAGAGCTGGCCAGAGAATACCCGAACGACACTTTCCACGTATACGTCAAGGGTCACGTGGCTTGTATCCGCGAGGGAGTGCTAGAGGACTGGACTGCTATCAAGGCCAGCAGGCGTAAGGTTAGCCATGTTAAGCGAATCATCAGCAGGTATAGCTAAGTTATCAGGTAGTATTCCCGGCAAGAGTACTACCGCATAACTTAACTAAAGAGGTAAGACTTATGAACTATGATGTTAATGTAAAAGATAATGAAGTAGTAATGATTCTGATGGATGGTGCCCACGCTCTGGCGAAGGCCGAAGATCAGAAGGCTGAAGAGGTTCGCAATGCTGAGGAAAGCAACGAAGAGACTATCCGCTGGACTAAGTATCGCTACTTAAAAGCTAGAGCAATGTACGCCAGCTTGCTTTATACTTTCGCAAGGAATCAGACAGCAGAGGCTAAAACCTATACGCCAGATACTCCAGTTGGTCGTGCGGACTTAGCAGTTTACGCTGCGAAGCGTGACAAAGCTAAAGCAGAATACACGCTCGCGGCTTTGATTGCTGGTGAGGCTGAGGATGCATGGAGAGAGAGTCACAGAAACAAGTAAGATTGTCAGTAGGTATTCCCCGGAGTACCTACGCATAATCTAACTTAACTGGAGGCAACAATCATGAGGGACTGTATTGGATACATCGCGCTGGCTGCTGGGTTGCTGGTTGGCTGGCATTATTTATTAGAGTTTATTATAGGAGTAATTTAATATGCAAAAGTTTCAAAAGTTTATGGTTAGCTGGACTAGTAGTTATGATGGAGAACAACATTCAGTCTATAACAGCTTAGAGGAAGCAACCTTCAGATATGACCAGTTGAAAAAAGTAAAATCTGAAGAATACGTTTATTTGTCAGTAGTAATTGATTACGACTAGTTGATTTATCGTGTCCATTGGTATACAGTGGGCACTATTAAACCAACTAACCAATAGAGGCTATTAAGATGGAAAGAGTAACCAAGAAAACATTAGAGGTGCAAATCCACTGGCTGAACAAGCAGTTCAACAGAGACCCTGAAGCGGTCGGCTGCTTTCAACTTGACTGTGCTTACGGTGGTTATAGATTGGTCAAACTGTGCAACGATTCTGGAGCGCAGTCGGACATCTCACCACGTGGTACAGCACGGGAAACGCTGGCATTTATACGAGCGTTCAGCGATGGCGCAGCATTTTTTGAAAGGGAGGTGGCAGCATGAGCATTGAACACGTTTTAACAGTAGATGATTTTCCAAAATGGGCGCTTAGTGCTTTAATCAATGATGACTATTCAGGCATATACGACGATGATGCGGTCATACTAGATAAGTTTCTGGAGCATTTTGCAAAAGTGACACACTGGGAAGTAGACGCGGACAGCCTAGACGATGGTAATTTTAAGAGATACCCAGCATTTGGATTAGCTGCGGATTGCTGCACAGTTAAAGGATACGCATCGGAGGTGGCACAATGATTGTAATAGCAGTGGGGAAATTAAATTTAGGAAATAATTATAGCTATGATAATTTTATAGATGCTCTGTCAGATACCCAAATTGAGCGTATATATAATAAAGGTTATGATTTGGATAGTGAGATACGCATTGTCGGACGCGGTAACTATGGCAAAGCAACGCTAAACACTTGCGGAAGCGATTTAAGTGATTATTTGAGAGGGCTTTAAAATGAGCAAGTCAATACTGATTGAGGTCAAGCAGAGTTATGGTCGGAAGGTTATCTATCCGGCCTGTAACAACGCTGAGACTTTCGCTAGACTTACCGGGTGCAAGACCCTGACCGCACAAACACTTGAGCTGATAGAGCAGCTGGGGTATACTATCGACACACTAACACCAGATTGGAGAGCATAACAATGATGAAAGCACACTTACACTTAATCAAATGGGCGGTCGCACGAGGGTATTCCGTGGCCGTGTTCGGTGAAGGCGAGTACGACGGCGTTCACCACACGTACAAGGAGATCAAGGACAACGTGGAGGCTTGCGACATGGGCGAGATGGTACTGGTCAAGCCTAGTGTCGAGACCGAAGGCAAGTGGACTAGGAAGGCAAGCTTCGCGTATATGTTCGACTATGAGCTGTCCCGGGATGCGATTATTTATGACTATGGAGTCAACGAAATCTCAGAGTCATGGGCTGGAGATTATGAATCAACTAGATCGGAGGCGGCGTAATGAGTATTGAACCTGCAAATATGTTTGTAACACCGGACAACATGAAGGATTTAGAAGACAGGATAGAAAACTATTCAGGAGGCGAGAAAGCTGCCGCTTGGATGGGAGCCATGATGGCTTGGAATCTAGCCTGTAAAATTGTAGAGCAAGAGGAGTCGAGTGATGAATGACTTGTACTGGTACGCCAAGTGGTGTACAATCGGTTTCACTGTGGGTTTCTTTATAGGCTACGGGGTGACATCATGGATAATATCATAGCGGAAGCACTACAGCATCATTTAAAAATTATAGACATGTTCGGAGATGAGTTCCCTCAGATTAAAAGATACTCAGAGCAGTCTATACAAGCATTAGAAAAAATGGAGGCCGTGGATTTTGAAAAGGTGAAGGATTGGGACAGGGTAATAATGGGAGATAACAATGGCTGATATCATAGCGGAAGTAGTGGGCTGGTCTACATTGACAGCCATTGTAATAGCCGTACACAAGGGTGTATTTTGGCTAATGACTAACAATATATTGGAGTATTTTATATGAAAAATAATGAGTATCACGGCGACGAACATCTATTGGATGACGACGAGTACCCACCCATGCAGCAATGGGAGATTGACGAGGCACTGGCGGATATAATAGGCGATGACAAATGGCTGGAAAAACAACAGGCGAAAACCAATGACAATATTTAATAGAGTGTTAAGCGTAGAGTACAGACTAGGTGTAGGTTTTGATCTTGAGTTCCCAGACAGTCGCCCGGTTTGGGTCTACAATACAAACACAGGCAACACGGAGACCATGCCCTTTCAGGGTGTCATTTTACATTTGCCCTTGTGTCTGGTATCCTTTGGCCGGGTTTATGAGGAGGTATACGAATGATTTTATTTACAATAGCCGGTGCTTTATTTGTTTCCTTTGTGGCTTGGCTGGTGTATACTGCACTGACGCTGGAAGACCCGGCACTGGATAACACAATTGAGGATGACTACTATGAGTAGAATCAAAGAAGAGATGCTGGGCTATGAGTACACCCAGAACGACTGGATTGAGCCACAGGCGCACGTTATGGTCGATGAGCTAGTCGAGTATCAAGTCTACTGTATGACGCTCTCAGAGCTAACACAGAGGGTCACAAAGCAGATGCGTGATGAGTACTACAGCAACCCCTATGATGATATGACTAGACAACACAGAGAGGTATTCCAAGATGAGTAGATGCAAAGCGTGTGACGTTATCCTGAACGAGTATGAACTTAAGAAGGTAGACAAGGAGACCGGGATACACTTAGACCTGTGTAATGTCTGCCTGTCTCATAGCGATGAGGCCATGTATGACAGCATAGGGCAATTAAGTGAGAAAGAGTTTGACGTTCTCTTCAATACTTGATATAATACTCAGGTAGTAAGGGATAAATTAATTATTAATCATTAAAGTATTAACCAAACGATCCTTAGGGGTCACAACAAAGAGGCAGTAACCATGGCAGTATTAGAAGGCTTAGTAGCATTTGAAAACCTAGATGAGCATGAGATGTATCAGGGTCAGTCCACCGGGAAGTTCTCTCTGGTTCTCAGCTTGGATGAACCAACAGCGGGCACTCTGTCCGAAGCTGGTGTCAAGCTCCGCGAGTACGAGGGAGTCAAGCAACGCAAGTTCAGCACCAAGTACGATGTCCCGGTGATGGATGCAGTGGGCAACCCGTTCAAGGGTCGCATTGGTCGAGGCTCTAAGGTGCGTATCATGTACGCAGAAGGCCAGCCACACCCTGTACACGGCACCAGCACGTACCTGAACAAGATCAAGGTGCTTGAGGTAGCTGAACAGGAAGGCGGAGAGGACTTCTAGTGGCGGTTGAGTCAACATTCGTTCAACATGAGCCATGCCCTTCGTGTGGCTCATCGGACAATCTGGCTCGCTATAGTGATGGACATGCAGTCTGCTTTTCTGGGGGCTGCAACCATTACGAACACGGCAACGGCCAGATAGGTCAGGCAGTACAACGTAAACCAACGAGGTCATTAGAGATGACAGGTGTCATAGCGGCAATCCCTGATAGACGTATCTCACAGTCAACGTGCCAGCGGTACGGTGTGACAGTGGAGTATGGCACGGACGGACAAATTGTCAAGCATCACTACCCGTACCATAACAAGGACACAGGTGCGGTGACAGGAACCAAGGTGCGGATCACCGAGACTAAATCATTCTATGCAACAGGAGAGTTCAATGAGGCAGGGCTGTTCGGCCAGCAGGCTTTCAAGACAGGCGGTAAGTACATCACGATCACAGAAGGCGAGGCGGACGCACTCGCTGTCAACGAGATGTTCGACGGAAAGTGGCCAGTCGTCTCCATCAGATCAGGTGCAGCCGGAGCAGCCAAAGACATCAAAGCAAACCTAGAGTGGCTTGAGACCTTTGACAACGTGGTGATCTGCTTTGATAACGACAAGGCAGGACAGGAAGCAGCCAAGTCGGTGCTTGATCTGTTCACCCCCAACAAGGCCAAGAATGTCACACTGCCAGCCAAGGATGCAGGCGATATGCTCAAGAGCAATCAGGTGCAGGCGTTTGTTAAGGAGTGGTGGAACGCTAAGGCTTATCGCCCTGATGGTATCATAGCAGGCAATGAGACATGGGACATGATTATCAAGCAGTCAGATGTCAAGTCCATTCCCTATCCTTGGGGGTGCCTCAACGAGATGACCCACGGGTTCCGCAAGCAGGAGCTGGTGACAATCACATCAGGGTCAGGCATGGGTAAGTCGCAGATCGTTAGGGAGCTGGAGCATTACCTCTTGGGTGCAACGGAGGAGAACATCGGTATCCTAGCACTGGAGGAGGACATCCCTAAGACAGCTCTGGGCATCATGTCCATTGAGGCTAACAAGCAGCTTCACTTGGACAAGACAGTGACTCAGGAAGAGAAGAAGGGCTACTGGGATCAGACGCTAGGCTCAGGGCGTATCTTTATGTTTGACCACTGGGGCAGTACGAGCGAGGACAACCTGCTGGGACGCATACGCTACATGGCTAAAGGTCTGGACTGCAAGTGGATTATCCTTGATCACCTGAGCATCGTGGTCAGCGATCAGGACACAGGCGACGAGCGTAAGGCTATTGACAGTATCATGACCAACCTCCGCAAGCTGGTTCAGGAGACAGGTGTAGGGCTATTCCTAGTATCACACCTTCGCAGGCCCAGCGGTGCCAAGGCACATGAAGACGGTGGTAAGATTAGCTTGGGTGAGCTGCGCGGTTCAGCATCCATTGCCCAGCTCAGTGATATTGTGATTGGCTTGGAGCGTGATCAACAACACGTTGACCCTGAGATACGCAACACCACCACGGTACGTGTATTGAAGAATAGGTTTGTAGGTCTGACTGGCCCCGCGTGTTACCTGTACTACGATAAGGAGTCAGGTCGCATGATTGAGACAGCCTGTCCTACAGGAGATAACGCGGAGTTCTAATGCAAATCGTATTCGACATAGAAGCTAACGGCCTTAAGCCTACAAAGGTCTGGGTAATTGTAGCTACGGAACTGGACAC